AGGCGGTTAGGGATGCGAGGCTTGCGGCTGAGACGAATGCGAAGAATTATGCAGACACGAGTTTTCGCAAACCATCGGAAATAGTCAGCTCCAACTTAATAAAAAATTCATCTGGTATGTTAAACCTTGATTACTGGAAGAATTCAGGTCAGGCTACCTTTCTAAGATTCCAGAATCAAACCGTAGGAGCATTTTTTGCAATTAATTCATCTGTGTCTCCTACAAACTATGGTGTGCTTGATAATGAGCCTGTCGGAGTTTCGCCGGGAGGCAGGTATTTGTTACAAGCTGTCTTCCACACTGCTGAAACTTATTACAATTCTGCTGTGCTGATTGAGGTGAAAAACGCTTCCGACAATGTGACAATTAACAGTTTAGTAGCTGACAATCAAAGATGGTGGCACAGGAAGGCACAAGTTATTACTATTCCAACGGGCGTAACAGCAGTATACCTAAGATTAGTTGTTAATAATGTTCCTGTCGGCACTCATGGATTTGCTCGGATTAAATTCTGTGAAACAATGGGCGATGCTGGCAAGGATATGCCTTACTCTGTGGAAATGGATACTCGTGCATTGTATGAGGGAATTGACTCGGTAAAGCAATCTGGCGTTGATGCAAAGAACGGTATTGTGGGTGCCATTAACGCCAAAGGTGGAAGTGCATCCACAATTGATACATGGGCGCAATTAGCTACGAAGATAAAGGCAATAAAGTCAGACTTCTCACTGATATCAGGTAAAGTGTCCGCAGCGGAGGGGAGAATTGACATCCCGGGATATAAACCACAGGTGTTTATACTTCATCCAATCGCATCTCGCAATGCTCAAATCTGGTATGATTCTCTGCAAAACCAGAGTACAGCTTGGATATACTCTTCTGGCCCTTTAGTTGCAATTCGCCAATCTGACACGAATAATACAACAAAAAATCTTGGTATTAGGGACTATGTTACTTTTGGAAATTACTACATGTCTACAGGTGCAGAATTTAAGACTTTAGTTTTCGGAGAAAATTATGTTGAATTCAAAATATCATCTTCAGGCGATGGATATATTCCTCAAGAGAAGATTGATTACACGATACTAGCCGCACCTCTGTAAGTATTACTTAAATCATCATAAGGTGATTAATTGTTAAAAATAAATTTTAATGATAATAAAATGCTAAGATAACATTTTATTATCATTAGAATTAATGGAATTATCCAAAGGAGGTGAACCATGACCACAACCCAACTTACCAACTCCATTGCGGCAACACTGTCACATCACCTCCCTAATATCCCCATCCATCCTGCCACCGGAGCCGATAACACAGACACTCAAGGTCTAACCTACCGTCTACTTGCTGCGAAACTTACTCGTGAACGGAGTGATCGGTTCGTGCAATCTCACATCTACGAGATTCGGTGGCTGGATGGGAGCAACATTCCGGAAGACTTACCGGATAAGCTTTTTGAAGCACTGGAGACGATTGAAGTGGAAGGTACGCCCTATCGAGCAACGGAGCTGCGATGGAAAGCGTGGGGAGAGACACCCAAACTATGGGTGTATTACACGATGCGAACCACCAAAGTGTCGGAGTCCTCCGACACAATGCAACAGCTGGAGCAGCGACCAACTGCTTTGAAATCAACATAGCAGGATGAACCCATTTAAGGAGGACCATCATGAAAGGAATAGGAGGCGCGCTCGCGATGTTCACCAAGAAAGAAGCAGATCGAAAGAACTATGAAGTAGAACAGCAGCATAACGATACCAGATATAACAAAGCACAGTTCGCCGAAGCCCGGCTGTTCAGCCGATTGGAGAAAGATATTCTGGCAGCGGTGCTGCTGGAACAACAGACTTACACCGTGCAAGAAGCTCAGCAACACATCCAACAATTTATGAATGGGGAGGCACAATAATGGCTGGAGGAACATGGACGACACAGAACAAGGTACGCCCCGGCGTATATATGAATTTTGCATCGGAGGGCTCGTTGCCGGGTACGGTAGGTGAGCGAGGAACGGTGGCTTTGGCATTGCCATTGTCATGGGGACAAGCGGGCATGATCATGACTGTACAAGCTGGTGAAGATGTACAAGCCAAATTGGGCTATGACTGGACAGCACCTCAACTGCTGCTCATCCGCGAAGCTTTGAAACGGGCACAGACCTTACTTCTTTATCGACTGAATGCAGGTACTAAAGCCAAGGCAACTTTGGATAAACTGACAGTCACAGCCCAACACGGCGGCGTACGTGGTAATGATCTGGCTGTTGTAATCTCCGCGAATATTAATGATCCGGATCAATTGGATGTCTCCACTTTGCTTGTGGGTAAAGAAGTGGACAAACAAACCGCGTCTACCATCGAATCTCTGGAATCCAACGCATACGTCACATTTACTGGTGAAGGTGCACTTACAGCTACAGCGTCACTTCCACTAACAGGTGGCTTGGATGGTACAGCAACGAACCAGGACCATTCCGATTTCCTAACCAAGCTAGAGGTGCTGGATTTTAATACGGTCGGTCTGATCTCAGACGATGCCACACTCAAGTCAGTCTACACAGCTTACATCAAGCGTTTGCGTGATACCGAGGGCAAGAAGGTGCAACTGGTTCTGTCCGATTATCCGGCAGCAGATCATGAGGGTATTATCAGTGTCAAAAATGGTGTTGTGCTCGCAGACGGTACCGTTCTTACGCCAAAACAAACGGTATCATGGACTGCCGGTGCAACAGCGGGAGCTAACCTGAATGAATCCCTGACGTTCCGTGCGTATGACGATGCCGTGGATGTGAACGGAAGATTGACACATAGCGAGACGGAAGCAGCATTGCGCAACGGCGAGTTTGTGTTTACAGCGAGCAGCAACCGTGCAGTGGTGGAACAAGATGTAAATACGTTCCGTTCGGTGACACCGGATAAGGCACGTCATTTTGCCAAAAATCGTGTGGTGCGTGTTCTCGATGGTATCGCTAACGATATGAAACGGATCTTCGAGTCCTATTACATCGGCAAAGTGAACAACAACGAAGATGGGCGCAGCTTGTTCCGTTCCCAATGTGTTACTTACTTGAAGCAGCTTCAGGATATCGGTGCTATTCAAAATTTTGATTCCAAAACAGACATCACTGTTGCTCCGGGCAATGAAACCGACAGTATTCTGATCGAGATCCAGGTCCAACCTGTAGATTCCGTTGAAAAAGTATATATGAAAGTGAAGGTGGTTTAAGATGGCATTTTTGAAAGCAAGTGACACGATCTCCGGCCAGGAAGGCCGCGCATACGCAACGATTAACGGACAGACGGAAGAAATGTTCTATGTGAAGACATTGGAAGCAACAGTGGAGAAACAAAAAGCAGAGGTCAAAACGTTGGGCCGCCGCGGCGTACAGCACAAAGCAACCGGTTGGTCCGGTTCGGGTTCCATGACAATCTTTTATACCACTTCCCGTTTCCGCGAGCTTATGCTCCAGTACATGCAGAATGGTGTGGACACGTACTTCGACATTGAAGTGACCAACGAAGATCCTTCCTCTACAATTGGCAAACAGACCGTGACCCTCAAAGGCGTCAACCTCGACAGTGTAATCATGGCATCTCTGGATACCGAGGCGGAGGCGTTGGAGGAAGAAGTGAGCTTTACCTTTGAAGATGTCGATATGCCTGTATCGTTCAATCTGCCGAAGTAATGTAGCGTGGAAAGCATAGTGATTTGAGATTTATCAAGAGTTTAACTTAGCAGCGGGTTTGTAAAAGAAACCTGTTCAACTTGCCTGTGTTACGGGCTATTTGGTGTGTCATAATTCTGCTCTTCGCCGCTTGTGGCGGCGGGGAGCCTAACTTTAGAGGAGGAACAATACATGAGTGGATTGAGTATGTTTTTTGCCCAAAATGCAGCAATGGATACAACGGAGGAATATATCGTGTCCCCCCGTTTCAAGGATGAGAAAGGCGAACCGGTTGCCTGGAAACTGCGCAGCATGACCGAGGACGAGAACCAGGAATGCCGCAAGGCGGCTACCCGCAAAATCAAGGGCAAGAACGGTGTCTATACACCCGACATTGATGCGAATGATTACATGGCTCGCCTGATGAGTGCCAGTGTCGTGTATCCAGATTTGAAAAATGCAGAACTTCAGCGTTCATATGGCGTGATGGGGGCCGAATCGCTTTTGCGGAAAATGCTGTTGCCTGGGGAATTTGCTTCGCTCGGTGAACAGGTTCAGAAGCTGAACGGCTTCAATCAGGACATGAACGAACTGGTGGATGACGTAAAAAACTAATTAAAGAGGGCGATTCCGAAGCCAATCTGGCTTATTACGCTCTCCATGAATTAAACATTTTGCCGCATGAGCTAATGGCCTTCTCTATGCGAGAACGAGCGGCCATTTATGCGATGATCTCCATCCGGGTAGAGGAAGAGAAGAAAGAACGGTCCAAGAATCGCGCCCGGAAGAAATAAAAAGGAAAGGAGGGAGAAATGAATGTCCGATACAAGTATCAATGTAATTAATCCTCCATCCGTAAATAATCTGATCAATAACTTAAATCTAATTCAGGTGAAAACAACCGAAATTTTGAACAACTTCAATCAGATTAACCATGTTAATTTGAATCAATTTAACCAAACGAACATATCCAATCACTTTAATCAAATAAATCAACAAATGAATGTAACGATTAATTTGATGGAAAAGCTGGAGGATACGGCTGATGATACAAGTGATTCGTTAGGTGATAATCTGAACAAGCTCTCCAAGTGGATGCAAATGGTAAAGTCGGCTGGAAGCGTCGTGTTAAAAGCTGCTGCTGAACAAGAAGACTTCAAATATCGTTATATGGTTGCCGCAGAAGATCCGGTGCTCGGGGAAGGCATCTATAATAAGTATCGCGAGCAAGCCGCCAAGAGCGGTCAGGATGTCAACGATTCGCTCAAATCTTCGCTAGGCTTCTTACCTTTGGCTCAGAATACAGGTCAGGTGGATCAATTGAATCAATTAACTCAACGTCTGAGTATGTTGTCACCGGATGGACAAAGTCTGTCCGATGCGTCTGGTGCCCTTCTTAGTGCCATGAATGGCGATAACGGGGATTTGGCTAGTCAATTTAACATCCCGAAAAGTGCATTGACCGGGGCTGGATTGGATGAATTTATACAGACAAAGGACTTGGACGGCTTCATACAGGGATTGCAGACGGTACTTGAAATGCAGGGCTACACACAAGAAGCCTTTGATACAATGCTTGATTCTCCATTGCAAAAATGGACGGCTCTTGTGAACCAGTTCAATGGGATATTGTCTGAGATCGGTACTAAGGCGTTGGAAGTGCTTTCTCCAGTGCTTGACCGATTAAACGAAGCCATAAGCTCAGGTCAGTTCAGTGCTTTCATCGAATGGATTGGTGGGGCCTTCGCAATTATTGCTCAAGTTGTAGCTTTTATTGTGGATGGGTTCATCAATTTTGCTACAGTCGTGCAAGAAAATTGGGCTATCATAGCGCCTATTTTGACTGCTATTGCTATGGTGCTGCTTTACAACATGATTATCTCACTTGGTATTGTGATCGCTGAAGTATTTTTGCTTGCTGTAGCATGGTTGGCTGTAAACTGGCCTATATTGCTAATCATCGCAGCAATTGCTGCGATGATTATGATTTTCCAAATGTTCGGAGCAACTGGTACCGATATTCTCGGGGCTATAATTGGTACATTTATGATGCTTGGCGAGATCATCAGAGTGGTAATTGCTACGGTGTGGAACATATTTGCTTCATTGGC